GGATTCAACAATAAATTTTACATATACTGGTATGATAATAAATTAGATACTTTAATTTTTGATGATTTTCAGGAGCGTCATTGCTTACAAAAATAAAAATTCATTCTGCTTACAAGAATATATTCTCTCAGTCAGAATATACAGCTGATTTAACTAGGTATGGAGACTTACCTTTTTATCTCGGCTCTATGCATCCTAAATTTAGAAATTATGCTAACTCTATCCACACAGGTGAGTGTCAAGAAGGTTACTGTTTACTAGATAAGACTTTGAACGTAGTTGAAGAAGAAGATTTATATATTAAAAAAGTAAAATCAAATGATGTTTTTTATGTAGTTCCAGCAATTATAGGTGGTGGCGGAAAACGTACTACAACATTATTAGCTGTAGCAGCACTAGGAGTTGCAACAGGTGGGTTTGGTTTAGCAGCTGGAGGAGCTGGAGGAGCTGCGGCGGGTGGTGCCTTTAGCTTTGGTAGCTTTGCCTCTACTTTAGGTGTGAATATAGGACTAGCTTTAGTTACCTCTTTGTTTACAAAACGTGAAAAAATTAAAGAAACTGATCAAAATATTAGAGAAAATGATATGTTTGGTGGTTTACAGAATACAGTTAACAGCGGTACTCCCATCCCTTTAGTTTATGGTATGCATCGTGTAGCTGGACAGCTAATAAGTGGTTACTTAGACACAGTTGATCACGGAAAGAGTGACACTATTACAGTCGCTTCAAGGTTTGAGACATGAGAAGGTATTTTACTGAACATAATAACGTTAAAGTTCCTGTAATTAAGGGAGCCTTTGGTGGTGGTGGTGGAGGTGGTAGCCCCTCAGAAGAACCTAATAGTCTTTTTTCAACAGATATTCTATTTCTTTTAACTGCTCTTGGAGAAGGGCCTCTATACCGTATTAACCCTAACGGTCCACAAGATATAGAAATTAGTGAAAACTCTATCAATGACTTATTAAATATAGACGGAGATGGTGGAGAAAATACAGACTTCTTTAAAACTTTATCGCGCACAGGTACAGTTACTCAATCAGTTATTAGGAAGTTTGGTCAACAAACAGTAGTCCCTCAACAGTTTGCATCACCCGTTACTCTTAAAAAGGGCAATATCGACGGTATCCCTCAGGCTAGAGTATTTTTACAAGAAACTAGTGCTAGGGCTTGGGATGAAGTAAATGTTATTCTTATAGTCCAAGTTCTACAAAAGCAAGATGATCGAGGTAACGTAAAACCACACTCTGTAAAAGTAAAAGTTACTTTTTTCGATAGTACTGGAGCTACAGAAATTGGGAGTAAAGAGGTTGAGATTAATGGTAAAACCACTACTCCTTACAAAAGGGTTGTAAACTTTGAGATACCAGAAATTAGTCGATCTGATGACGGGTACAGATTTACAGTTGAGAAGATCACTGAGGAGTCTAATGATTCTAAAATTCAATCGCAAGTTCAAGCGGTTGGTTGGTTTGAGGTTGAAAATACTCCGCAAACCTTTCCTCGTACTGGTTTAGTTGGTTATGCTTTAAAAGCTGTTAATGAGCATCAGGGTGGAGTGCCTCAGATGAGTTCTTTAGTCAAAGGACTTCTAGTTAAAGTTCCTTCTAATTATAATCAGCCTATTTTAACTGATGGTCAGATAGACTGGAGGGAATTAGAGTTACCAGAATCAGGAGTATACGGTTATACAACTAACGGTTATCAGCTACAAATTGCAGGTGTTGTTTATCAACAAGTTTCAGGAACAGGAACCACAACAAACCTGTTTGGATTAGGTATCGACGTTACTGTAACAGGTAGTAATCCTTATACTCTTACTATTACTAACTCAAACTCAGACCCAGATTGTAAAGTTGAGCTAGGTTTAAACACCACTGGGACAGGTTCTACTACTGTTTCAACTACGGCTACAGCTTCTGATCTAAGTATAACTACTAATTTTTGCGCAAGATCAAACCTTCTTCCTAGGTTTGGTTCTGTATTCCCTTCTATTAATACTTACGATAGAATATTTACGACTACTCGATGGGGAGACAACGGTACTCCAGGTAGATTTGATGGAACCTTTGAAGTAAATCATACAGGAACTTTTAACTACTTATTTCAATTCTTTGTACAAAATGCTAGTTTAACCGGTACTGTAGATATTTATGTGAATGGGTCACTCACACAGTCGGAGTCTTTAACCGGCGCAAATACTGCAAAAAGCGCAACGGGCACTCTATCTTTAACTGCTGGTGACTTAGTTCGAATTGATTTGACAGCCCCTTCTAGTGGTTGGTCCTACGGTACTTTCTATTTAGGTGGTGACAACTCTTATAATACTAATACTATACAAACACTCTCAGCAGGCCCTACTTCTCCTATAGTTATCGCTAATGGAGCTTCTTACGTATTATCAACCACGCTAACTTCTACAGATTGGACTGTTCAAGCAGGTATTTTTTGTGGTAGTAGCTCTCCCACAATTAAAACCCACGCTAATCCTCAATTATATGTAGGTACTTGGGATGGTACTTTTGTATACTCTTGGAGTCAGAATCCTGTCTGGATTATTTATGATATTCTTACTAACACTTCTTATGGATTAGGAATTCCAGAAGATAATATTGACAAATATAAATTTTATCAAGTTGCACAATATTGTGATGCGTGTGATGCTGTTACAGGTAATTTTATAGGTGTGTCGGGTCAGGCAGATGGGTCGTTTAGGCATAAACCAAAAGATCAGTTTACAACAGTGCGAGATACTTTAGTAGGAATTCCTGCAGGCACTAACGTCTTAGAAAGAAGATTTATCTGTGATACTATCATTTCTGATCAGCAACCAACTATAGAAGTACTTAATTCTCTTGCTGCCTCTTTTAGAGGTACTATTGTTCATTCATTTGGAAAAATTTCCCTAGCTGTTGATTTACCTGATCAATTGCCAGTTATGGTATTTAATGAGACTAATATTAAACAAGGTACTTTTCAAGTAAGCGGAGGAAGAGAGAGCGACTTAATTACAGGAGTAGATGTAAGCTATATTGAACCTACTAATCATTATAAAAGAGAAGTAGCTCGTATAGATGCTCAAGATGCTAATGACGGAAGTGATAGAAGTACTATTGAGAATGTTATTTCACTTGACTTAGCAGGAGTAACCCGTAGAAGTCAAGCATTGCGATTTGCTCAATATCAAATTGCTGCTTCAAAATATCTCAGAAGAGTGCTCGCTTTTACTACCTCTACTGAAGCCTTGAGTTTATCTCCTGGCGATATAGTCTCTATCTCTCAGAATTTAACTGGAATTAATTATGGTTTTGGAGGTAAGGTATTAGGAGATTCCTCAACTGATTCTAATAAATCTAATGTATTACTAGAGCACTTTACTAATCCAAGTTTAAGCAATACTACCTTTACTGCAAATTCTGGACCTCTAGCTCTTAGAGTAATTTCAACTGATGATGATAGGGTAGATTTATATATCTTAAGTAATACTAACTTTGTTTTATCTGCAACAGATAATGTTTCACTAGGTTTTGATCAAGCAAATGTTACTGTTACTGGACGATATAACCCTATTACAAAATCAATAGATTCTTATACGACTTTTACTTCTAATAATGTTCCTAAAAAAGGTGACTTGTGGAGTATTGGTGAATGGGAAAATCCAGGTAACTTCTATACTAACAAAGCAGGTAAACTATTTACAATTTCTAATATCGAAAGAGAAACTGAATCAGAAGAAGTTAATTTAATCGCTAAAGAGTATATTTCTAATGTTTATACTGATTCTGACAGTTTTATAGATTATACTCCTACAGCATACATAGATATTGAAAGCGGTTTTAGTGCTCCCCCAACTCCTGGCTTTTCTTTAGTATCTAGCCCAAGACGAAGATTAGATGGCTCTGTAGTTTATGATGTTCTTTTGAATAACCAAACTGATCGTCTTGGTTATCAGCAAACTTTTAAAACTGAATATTTTGTAGCAGTTCCTGAAGGCAGTACTTTAGTTAGTAACGCTCATCAAAGTGTTCTAAATTTGACAGTAGATAATGCAAGCGTATTAACTAATGGAACTACTCCAGCGGTGCTTGTAGGAAAAAACGGTTTTCAAAGTTTTGCAGGAGAAATTAAACTATTATGTAATGCTTATTCAAGTATAGATAATGGAGATGGTACAAGTAACGTAAGACTAGTTGTTGAAGGGTTAAACGTAGCTCACGATTTAAATTTTGCAAAACACGTGTTAGAGGTTAACGATAGTTCTTTTCAAGGACTTAAAGGATTAGATTTTGTTACTGTACCTCTCAAAGAAAAGGCAACAATTAATAGTGAGAAAAATTTTATCGCCTTTGCCACTGATATAGTTAATTTTTCTGCAAACATTGTTACTTTTGATAAAACTAGTGATACCTTAGATATTGAAAATAGTTTAGCAGGGTCTTCTTTCCTAACAGACCAACTACCTCCAGCACCTTTTTATATCACTATTAATCAACTTTTAGATGCTCGTTTTTATGCAAATAATTCTTTTTATGTAAGTGGTACTCAAAAAGAAATTAGATTCCAAAATACTATAGCCGCTTTATCAGGAGCTACTCAGTTTATAGATCTACCTGTTAGAATACGGAATAAAAATTTTATAAAGTTTTATGTAGATGGAGTTGAAAAGTCTTCTGGGCAGTTTACTCTTAATAGAAACACTACATTAAAAGATAATGTTGCATACCAAGTACAAAGTGGCGATACTTCTTATGTTGTTGAAATAGATCATTATACTGTTCCATCAATTGAGATTGGTGATAATGTTCAGACTAGTGCTGGGACAACCTTTCCAATTATTAATACAAGCTATGACCCTGCTTCTGCAAGCTATAATGCAGCGTTAACTGCTAATTCTGTCTATAGAGTAGAATTTGGAAGTACACCAACAAGTAATTTAGCTGGGGTGACACTAACAAACATATCCCCAAATCCTGTAGGAACTATCAATAATGTATCTGCAAATACCTGTACTTTAGACTATGACGAATCAACCTATCCTGGTAACTTTAGGTTAGCTAATAATGGTGTGTATGATCTTTTAATAAGCTCAGACTATGAGAGAGTGTTTATTGCTGAAGACCAAAGAATTAGAGACGTCAGTCCCGGAATAGTTTCCGTAAAAGCTAGAAATATTAATAATAAACAAAGGACTAGTCCTTTTGTTGAAAAGACTATTGCTATTAGTTCATTACCTATCCGTAAAGTAACTGGGGTCGGTATTACTGAATCACTTTATAGAGAACAAAACTCTGGAGTTGCTGTCCGAGCGACTTTATTTTTTGATCATATAGAAGGTCAGGATGTAACAGATTATGAAATCTCCTATAAACTTGATAATGTAGGTACTGTAGGAACTGACGATGGAGGTACTGATTTATTATCCTTTAATACTGCAAAAGTATCTGCTGCAGGTGTTGAAGGTGATGGTAAAATTAGATTTACTGTTAGCGGTATAAACAGAGGAGCTATTGCTGAATCAAATATTTTAACTTTTAGAGTTACTCCTTTGAATAAGAATATACGGGGTGTTACACGTACTATAACTAAATCAATTGTAGGTAAAAGTGCAAAACCAGCTAATGTATTTAACTTTACTGGAGGACAACAGAGCGATCAGATTTCTCTATTCTGGGAATACGATAGAACTAATGACGAACTTACTGACTTGGATTTGAAAGAAGTTGTTGTTAGAAGGATACAAGGCACTGTTAGTGCTTCTATAGAAAATTTCATTGCAGCTGTTCCTTATGTGAGTGTTGCTGCTGGTGTTACTAGAAAATCCGTTCCAATTGATATTTTTGGAGAATTCACGTATTTAGCTAGGACCAGAGATACAAGTGGTAATTTTTCTGATGGTGTGGTTGCTATTACCCTTACTACCACAAGACCGAAACGATCAAGTGTTGTAGCAGCATTTAACGAAGATGCCCCTAGTGAAAATTTTTCAGATATCACAAATACTAATGCTACAGAGTTTAATTTTCCTTCATTCGCTAATTCAAATACAGGCGGTATTGCTTTTGCATATACTTCTGCAGTTGATAATGCTAATGGTACTTCTGAAGGATTTTCAGCTGTTGGTGGAGCGCCTACAGATCTATTAGCTGATTCAACAGCTACCTATATTACCCAAGTCAGAGACTTTGGCTCTGTGCTAACAGGTTCTATATTATTAGATATTGATGGTACACAAGCAGTTGAAACCTCTTGGAATGATCAGCATGAGCATATTACTCAAAGTGTTACTGAAGCAGCTCCTACAGCCGTTCTCAAAGATTCTAGCTTTGGGGGGATCGGACACATTCTTGGTTTTGCTAATAGTGTTTCTCTTAACTTTAGGTATGATGCCAATAATGAAACTATGATGAGCGGTGGTAGTTTTGGTAATGTATACGCTATTCATATGCATGGGAACTTTACTAATGATACATCAAACGCTAATGTTTTTGCCCTCATAGCAGGTACTGTTAATGCTAATGCTATCGCACTCGGAGAAACATTTTTTGCAAACGGTGTGTCTACAGGCTCAAACACTATGGCTAACTTATCTGTTGCAGGAAGTTCTTATTTTTTAGTTGATTTAAATCAGTGGGGTGATCCTGGAGGAGTTGGTACTTACGTAGGGTCTATTGGTTCCTTAACTACTCAAACATTCATAAGAACTTCGTCAGAAGACTCTGTGAATTATGCTAACGGCAACGTTAACGTTTCTGCGTTTGTAGGTTCAAGTGTAAATGAAGGTTTTGTACCGTATGAAGCTGGATCAAGAACCTTTAGACACTTCCAAATAAAATTTGTTGTTAACAATTCAAAGCCAGATGAATTTGACTTTACAATCGATAAGTTTAGGTATACTATAGAAAAAGAACAATCCATCTTTGAAGACACCGTGACTTATGACGGAAATCCAAAAACAGTAGATTACTCATCAGTTGAGTTTCAAAATCGACCTGTTATTACTATACAGGCAATAGACACAGCTACTGCACAAACAGCCGTAGTTACCACAGGCACAAAAGATAATGTTGCTTTTAGACTTTTTGATATTGAAAATAATGCGTTAGCACCCACAGATCAAAGCATACAAGTACAAGTAACGGCAATAGGAGTATAACTTAATGGCAACTGTTGACTCAAACACCTATGTTGAACCAACTGCAGGAACATCTCTAAATAACTCAAGGACAAATTTTAATACGTCTTTGCGCTCTTTATTAACCAATTTTAAATCCTCAGCAATACCTTCAGGACAGAATATAACAATCTCAGGAGTAGCTACAGGTGAGCAAGACGGCATGTTGTTTAGAAGTGCAACTACTAATGCTTTGTATATTTCTGATTCTGTTCATGTTAAGTCATCTCCTGTGGGTGGGAACTTTACTAGAGTAGGTATTGGTAACAGAGTTGAAAATGGTATTACTGCCTTAACAGCTAATGTAGCAAGTTACGAGATAGGTGAGTTAGTTGCTACAGTATCTGATTCTGGGGCTATTTCGGGTAACGCGAGACTATATCTAAACGTAGCTAATAATGGAACTATGGCAGATTTTATTGATGTTGGTATTCCACCTACTAATGGTTCTGTTACAAATACCATGATAGCTCTTGCAACCATCACAGCGGATAGAATCAAAGACGGTAACGTACTATTAGCTAAGGCAGACTTTACGACTGGTACAGGCGACGGTGCAGCTGGAGCTGCAGCTACCCTAAAGTTATCTTCTGCTGCTGGCAGTGACACCTCTCTTGGTTTTGGTACTCGTAATGCAGCTAATGTGGCTCTTGTCTGGATTGATAGTGCTACAGGTCATACCTCTGGTCTAAATTTATATGATCAAGCCGGTGCTTATTCTCCAATGGCTTCTAATCTAGCACTTCAATCAGCTATCCAAGGTGCTACAACAGCTCCTGTACCTATTGTTCCTGCAGGATCTGTAATAGCGTGGAGCGGCTCATCGGCTCCTTCTGGTTATCTTTTGTGTGACGGTACTGCTGTCTCTAGAACTACCTATGCTGCTTTATTTGCAGTAGCGGGTACTGGTTATGGGGTTGGAGACGGGTCAACAACATTTAATGTTCCTGATTTAAGAGATAGACTACCTTTAGGCAAAGGAACTAATAATAGCACGCTTGGAACACAGACAGGATCTATGAGTGCTTCTTCTGTAGTTACAACAGCATCTGGGACTGCTGATTTTACAGGCAGTACTACATCAGTAGATACTCTTTCTTCTGGTACAAAAGATGTATCACAAATTACCTTGGTGACTAGTGCTTCTGGAAGTGGGCATACACATTCAGTTACCCTTCCTACCTCTGTAGTGAACTATATAATTAAAACGTAAAGGAAATAACATGGAATACTATAAATTTCACATTGATGAAGACAACGCTAACAATGTATATTGTGTGTATCGAGATCTATCAAAAGGTAAATCAGCTCCTCGATTAGTACGATCTTTCCCTCTTGATATTATTGGAGAAAAAGAATCTAAACTTCTTGAAATGGTTCAGGGTGATATAAC